ATCACCCGCCAGACCGGAAAGAAGACCGCTACCTTGCACAATGTCCGCCGTAAACGGGCGGATGATGTTCGGGCGGTTATCGAGTCACCAGCATGGCAAGGGGTGGCGGCATAATGGAAGGGCTTTATGTAATCTACAGGACTGTGACGGTGGTCCTGTTGTGTCTTATTGTTTACGCCGTCTTTATTGCATAGAAAGGAACGAAATCATGCAGTACCAGAACGAAAAAACCATCCGCGAATTTGTCGAGATTGCACGAGGGCAGATTAATACCTTGTCCGCTATCTGCGACCGTATTGAACAGGAACTGGACAAGCCCAGCCGTCCGGCAGCGGTTCCGTCCCGTCCGGTTTACGATTGGCAGAAGGTACATTTAACGCCAGCCCTGCGGGAACTCTACCAGATGCTGAAAGACCGTAACCACGGCATCACCATCAAGACCATTGCCCGCGAACTGGATATATCCCTTGATGCGGCACGGTGGCGGCTTAACAACCTGCGAAAGGCGGGGGTTCCGGTTAAAACCATCCGCGGCGGCAAGCCTCTTGCCAAGTATCGCGTGGCGTAATATAACAATGGGGCGGGGCGATGTTGCCCCGTCCTAGCAACCTTGAAAGGAAATAAACCGATGTTTAAAACCGATAAAGAACTTAAAAATATGGGCTTTGCAGATACCCGCACAATGTCGCTTGCGTCCGCTTTGCACTCGCTCCATGTATCAATCGCGCAACTTGACCGCGAGAATCTCAGGAAGGCGTCCATGTTTATGCCCGCAGTAGTCGAGGCGGCGCGAACTTATGCCGAGATGGAAGGCGGGCTTAATCGCTTTGAAGAGGTAGAATGAGCCTTTTATCCGTCCTTGTGGTGTTATCGTTCATCATACTTTAAACGATAATCCCAGCAACCTATCCTCCCTAAACTTAGCCCCGTCCATTGTGGCGGGGTTCTTTTTTGTCCCCAGTCTTGAATATATGTCGCCTTGTGGCTGTAATCCTTGGGTTTTATCCGTGCCGTCTATCCCTTGGTTGTTATGTATAGAAGAACTTAAGGGAATGCCCCACGGGTTTACCATATGACAAATGACAAAACGTGCACGTGCGCGGGTGCGGGCGTGTTTCCCTGCTAGGTTGCTGGCGTGGGTTGTCGTGCTAGGTTGTCGGGGTGGTTAACGCTTCGGTGAGGTGTAACGACAAGATAAATATATGCTTGTGCGGGCGTACGCGAGGGACACCCGCCCCCCCTGCCATTTGCTATGCAATCCCGACATATTTTTTGATTGTTTAGGTTATCGATATGGGATTCCCGGCAGCCTGTCCCGGCAACGTGTAAGGTAAGACCCTACAAGGGGAACCGCGAGGGGGGTATAGGGTATAGCCCGGCGGGGTATAGCCCCGAGTATACACCCCCCTGCCGATTTGTCAACAATTTTCTCAGAAATAGCCCTGCTAATTTTATTTTTTCAGGTTGCCGGGGTTGACAGGGTAGGAAACTAGCCCTATACTACCATGTTAGAAAAGGAAAAAACCCCCATGTTCGCGGCATCCCTCATGGTTTGTTCGCTAGTTGCTGGGAATCCCACCTTCAAAGACGACCAATGCGCCGTATTCGACGACACACGAGGCCCTTATCACACCGAAATGCAGTGTATAGGGCGTGTTGAGGAGATGGTGGATACCGTTTCCGGCCTATTTCTTCCCCCTTATCAGGTATATTACCGTTGTGAAAGAAAAACTGGTGTATAATGAACCTATTACAACAATCAGGACCTAAAAAACCTACCTTGACAGACAAACAAGAGCAGTTCTTGACTGTTTTGTTTGAAAATGGCGGCAACTTACCTGCTGCTGCCGAGGCTGCTGGCTATTCTAAAGGCTCAGTAGCGTGGTTGAAGGATAGGTTGGCGGATGAAATCGTAGAACGTACCCGAACCATGCTCGCAGGACAGTCCTTGAAGGCCGCGAACAAGATTGTTAGCCTAGTTGACAGCAATGAAATCGAAAGAGCTGATGAATTGCGTATGCGAGCTGCAGAAGCTATCCTAAATCGCGTAGGTTTAGGCAAACAAGAAACAATGAACCACAATGTACAGGCAGTTCACGGCGTGGTTCTCTTGCCCCCGAAGAAAGAGGTAATTATCGATGGCTAACCCTAAGTCAAAAGCCCCATCTCGAGAACAGATTGAAAAATCACAGACTGCTTCAGAACGTATTAAAGAATACGGTCCGAAGATTAAGAAGTTTTTTCCTCAGTTCGATAGACTGGACATGAAACAGAAAAATAGACTGGCGGTAACTAAAGCTGTTCAGGATACTATGAAAGATTCTAAAAGATACGACAAGATGTATTCAGATGAAGCAATTCGCAAAAGAGGCTTGAGCATGTTAGGTGTCGCATCAGGTCCCTACGACGAAGGTAAGGTAGTTGGAAAAAACAGTTACACGAAAGATAAGTATGCGTTCGAGCAGAAAAAGCAAATGCCTCAAGGATTCAACAAAGGTGGCATGGTACACCGAGGTCGCAAGGCTTCTGGTAGTTCTGAAAAGGGTTGAGGACATGGCTAAACTAGATGAATACGATAAGTTTCGTGCAAAATTTAACGAGGGATTTCGTAAGATTACAAAAGCAGAAGTAAAGGACTTGTCCCCTAAACAACGTCGCATTTACGAAAGCATTGTTGATAATCAAAACATCGCCGCTGTACCAAAAAATAAATCTCGGAACAACGTTGTTAATAGTAGTGTCCGTCTTCGTGAATTTGATTCAGAAACATATAAACCAGTAAAGCAGCCTGTTTTCCGCTCTTCAAAAAAGGTGATGGATAAACGTAGGGCTGAAGCAAACGATTATAAAACAGACCTAGATTTTCCGGGAGAATCGAAAGGCTATAGCACAGAGCTTGGAATAAATGTACCAAAGCCAAAGCCTCGAGTAGCCCCGTCTGAAGGAAAAGCACATGGCGGCATGGTACATCGAGGTCGCAAGGCTGGCGGAAGTGCCGAGAAGTAGTCGTGCCTCGTAAGCGTCAGCTAGTACCCCCAACACCCCAGCCTGAAGGCAAGCCACGAGGCCGTGGACGACCCAAGAAGGCTCCCGGTGCACCTACGGCACCCTATCGCACCTCTGCCCAAGAGCGTGCTCGCCGTAGCGTTCAGGCAAAGCTAAAGAATGCCAAGCGGTCTGCAAAGACCCAAGAACAGAAAGTACAGGCCAAACGACAAAAGGTCAAGAAGCTAAAGACGGCTGCTGCCAAGGTAGAGAAAGCCCTCAATGGTAACAAGACTCGTGTTGTAGACCAAGGAGACTTAGAGACCCTACCACCCGCCGTATCGGAACTCATCGATGATACCCCAGTCATTTTCAAACCGAATGAAGGTCCTCAGACAGAATTTCTCTCTGCACCAGAACAAGACGTTCTCTACGGTGGAGCTGCTGGTGGTGGTAAGTCTTTTGCTCTCTTGGCTGACCCTCTTCGTTATTGTCACAATCCTAATCATCGTGGACTCCTACTACGCCGCACCTTAGACGAACTGACCGAACTTATTGACAAGTCGAAGCAGCTCTACCCCAAGGCGTTCCCGGGAGCACACTTCAGAGAATCAAAGTCCACGTGGCACTTCCCCTCTGGGGCGACCATGTGGTTCACCTACCTAGACCGAGACAAGGACGTGACACGTTTCCAAGGTCAGGCTTTCAACTGGATAGGTGTTGACGAAATCACACAATATCCGAGTAGCTATGTTTGGGATTATCTACGGTCACGTCTCCGCTCAACTGACCCCGAATTACAAAAGAACCTCAATATGCGATGTACTGCGAACCCCGGCGGCGTTGGCGGCTGGTGGGTCAAGAAGATGTACATCGACCCCCACGAAGAGAATAAACCGTTTCCTGCGTCTGACCCGGAGACGGGTAAAGCGTTTCTGTGGCCCGAAGGTCACGCGAAAGCAGGTCAGCCTCTGTTCTATCGCAAATTTGTTCCCGCGAGACTGACCGACAATCCCTACCTCATGGCAGATGGTCAATACGAGGCCATGTTGAGGTCGCTCCCCGAAGTCGAGCGTAGACGGCTTCTCGAAGGTGATTGGGACGTGGCGGAGGGAGCGGCCTTCCCCGAGTTTTCAAGAATACGTCATGTTGTCGAGCCTTGGGACATTCCCACGAACTGGCCTCGCATCCGTGCAGCCGATTACGGCTACTCTTCCCCGTCTTGTGTCCTGTGGGGTGCAATCGACTGGGATAATAATATCTGGGTCTACAGAGAACTTTACGTAAAACACTTGACAGCCGAGCAACTGGCTGATAAAATATTAGAATGTGAGGAGTTAGACCCTGAACCACATTACACGGTCTTAGATGCCTCATGTTGGAATAAAACGGGAATGGGACCTTCTATCGCGGAAACGATGATGAGGTCTGGGGTACGTTGGATTCCATCGGACCGCAACCGTCTCCAAGGAAAAATGGAAGTACATAGGCGGCTTGCCGACGACCCATACTCCAACGAACCACGACTCCGTATATTCTCTACTTGTAAACATACTGTCGCACAGTTATCTGGCATACCACTTTCCAAGACCAACAGCGAAGACGTAGACACAAAGGCAGAGGACCATGCCTACGATGCGTTGCGATATATGGTTATGACCCGCACTAGCGGATACACTTCAATACACAAAACGCTGCAAGGTATCAAAGACCAAGCCTTCCAGCCTTTTGATAGCACGTTTGGTTACTGATAAATGGCAGGTAGTTTACAAAAAGGCGCAACATACAAGCCTCTGCAAGAAAACTTAGACCCTCGCACAGCAACGCTGCGTCAAATAGTTGAGGCACATGCTGCTAGGTCTACTGCTGCGAAAGGTCCTGAACAATTCAAAGCAACCTTTATGGGCAAGGGAAAATTTGCCTCTATATTTAAAGATTATTTAGATAAACCCGCTGTTGACTTTGCAAACACATTTGCAGATGAAGAAACTAACCCTCTTGTTCAAGCATTTGAAAAAGACGACAAGGTAAATGCCCGACGAGATGTATACTCTAAAGTTGGTGCTATCGAATTTCACATCCGAGACCAGCTTGAAAGGTCGGGTGGTTTAAACGAGGTTTTTCCTGAAGGTATGCCGCTGGCTACTAGCAGGGTTGTTCGTCCAGATAAACCAAAAGCAAAAGCCCGTCGATACTCTTTTAATCCCGGCCTTATGGGTGAGTGGCTCCAAAAACTTGACGAATACGGTAAAAACAATCCTCAAGACATAGGTATTGTGAAAGCCCTAGAAGCCCAAGCACACATGGGGTTGCGTCCGGGGGAAATTATGAATGCCCCTGCAAGTGCATTAAGTCGTGCAACAAAGCGGAGCAAATCGTGGGGGTTTTTCTTGGATACTGACACTCCCGGTGTCAAAATGGATGAAAACCTTAACGTTGCTATTGGTCCAAGAACTTATAACATCATGCAGCAAGCACTTGCTGTAAGCCCTGCAGATGACCGTAATTTATTTGTCAACCCAGATGGCTCTTCTATAGGAAAAGGGGAGATGACACGGGTCATCAAACAAATTAAAGTTCCCGGGATTATGACCGATGAACAAACTAGTAAAAAACTAGATACACTTCAAGAAGCGTACGATTTACGACGTATGTGGGTTACATTAGCCTTGAACGAGTTTCCCGGACAAGGTAACAGAGTAGGGGCCGCACAAGGACGGGCTGTAGGGGCTACTACAGGCGGTGGCGGCGCACTTAAAGAGTACTACTCTGCTTCTAGAGGTTTTTACGGAGATGAAGCAACTAAAGTTCCTTTTACGATTGACCAGTGGCTATTTGAAGCCCGAGTCGACGAACTACCCGAACGTATGAAACCACCTGCAGGACAGCGGGTATCGTATAAAACAGATTTTACGGGACCTAGTTTATCTCCTATTTTTGAACCTGAAGATGCTCCGATTAAGATTGGGGATGTAGAAGCAAGGTACGTTGAACCTACACAAAAAGTAGACGTTGTTCAACCAAAAGGCGGACCAGCCGCACCTTCTGAACCTGCTGGAGTGCAGCAACCTGCCCCCGCTGGTGCAGAGGTTGACGATGCCGTAGAAAAAGCTAAATCAAAAGGATTAGACCTTAAAGATTTAGCATCTAAAATGGCAAAGACTACCGGAAAACTTGCTCTCGGTGTCTTGGGTGTAGAGACTGCACGACAGATTATCGAAGAACCTGCTGCTTTTGCTGCTGAAACTGCTGCAGAACTAGGTGGGCGGGCTTTAGGGCTTGCTGCAGGTCCTGCTGCCGCTATTCCGATGATTTTAAGCCCTACTAAAGTTGCTCCGGGTACTATGTACACTGATGAGGAACTTAACAAAATGGAAATGGAGCGTATCGCCACAGAAGACACGAATATTGGTGCAAGTCGTGGTACGGATGCTCGTGACATGGAACGAATCGCAACCCAAGATGCTGGGTTCGTAAACATTGACAGGGCACCTGAAGCCGCCCCTGCCGATAAAGACCAAGGCTTCTTATCTAGATAAGTGGGAGACTACTATGCCGAACAACAACTACAATTACGGCGCAGCGTACATCAACGCCTCATGCACTACTTCAGTGGATGACCAGATGGGTGCTGACCAGTTGTATCGTGAGGGTCTTGAGTTTGATACCAAGACTGCACAGGGTGTTCTGACCGAAGATATGCCAAAGAAGCAGACCAAAACTGCTGTCGACGGTTCTATCATGCGTCTGGCTGAAGAACGCGATTACTAAGATATGTCTGAAGATAATTTCCTACAACCAGCGGATGACACGCAGGTAGCCGTTGTAAACCCCGAAGAGTTTATGCCGGGGCTTGCCGGATATGTCAAAAGCAAGTTCGAGGATGCCGAGAATGGTCGGTACGCCTATGAACAGCGTTGGCTGCAATCTTACAAGAACTTCCGTGGTGTTTACGATTCGACCACGCAATACCGTGACAGTGAAAAGTCAAAGGTGTTCGTGCGAATTACAAAGACCAAGGTGCTTGCAGGGTTCGGTCAAATCATTGACATCTTGTTCGCAAACAAGAAGTTTCCAATCTCTGTAGAGTCTACTCCCAAGCCAGAAGGCATTGCGGAGTTTGCTCACATGGAGACTCCTCTCGACCAAGCTGCAGACCCGTTTGGGTTTCCGGGCGATGGTCGTGAACTGCCGCCGGGTGCTACACAAGCAAACGACCCTGCCGATTTTCTCGGTGGGTTGCAGCAGGAGTTGGGACAACTTCCTCTGGTTGAAGGAAAAGCCCGTATGGGCGAACCGCAGATTAGCCCTGCACGTGAAGCAGCCCGCCGTATGGAAGAGGTTATTCACGACCAGCTTTTAGATACTAACGCTGTAAACGTTTTACGTAAGTCCGTGTTTGAAGCATGTTTGCTCGGCACGGGTATTGTTAAAGGTCCGTTCAACTTTAATAAGCGTGTCCATCAGTGGGAACGTGGTGAAGACGGCGAACGGGAATACGTCCCGTATGAGAAGGTTGTACCTCGCATTGAGATGGTGTCTACATGGGATTTTCACCCAGACCCATCTGCTACTAGCATCGAAGACTGTGAATACGTTATCGAACGTCACCGCATGAACCGTCAGCAGTTGCGCGGTCTAATTAAGCGTCCGTACTTTGACGCAATGGCTATTCAGGAATGCCTAGCCAAAGGTCCTAATTACGAGGACAAGTACTACGAAGATACCATCCGCGAAGATGAGACTGAAGCATACTACCAAGAAAACCGCTACGAAGTCTTGGAATACTGGGGTGTCCTAGACGCTAAGATGGCTAAAGAAGCTGGTCTCGAAGGCGCAGAGGACATGTCTGAATTCGACGAGGTTCAGGTAAACGTGTGGGTATGTGGTAACATGGTTATCCGCTGCGTCTTGAACCCGTTCACACCTGCTCGCCTTCCGTATCAGGTATTCCCATACGAAGTCAACCCATATCAATTGTGGGGTGTTGGCGTAGCGGAAAACATGGAAGACGCACAGAAGCTGATGAACGGTCACGTTCGTATGGCTATCGACAACCTAGCCCTTGCTGGCAACTTAGTCTTTGACGTAGATGAAGCCAGTCTCGTTCCGGGACAAAACATGGACATCTTCCCCGGTAAGATTTTCCGTCGTCAGTCAGGTGTTACTGGCACAGCAATCAACGGCTTGAAGTTTCCAAACACTGCTGGTGAAAACCTGCAGATGTATCAGATTAGCCGCCAGCTTGCCGATGAAGAGACGGGTATCCCATCTATCGTACATGGTCAGACAGGTGTAACTGGTACAGGTCGTACTGCAGCAGGTTTGTCTATGTTGATGGGTTCTGCTGGCTTGTCGATGAAGACCGTTATCAAGAACATCGACGACATGCTGTTGAAGCCCTTGGGAGAAGCATACTTCCAGTGGAATATGCAGTTCAACGATGAAAGCCCGGACATTGTGGGCGACCTCGAAATCAAACCTCGGGGTGTTTCGGCAGTTATGCAGAAGGAAGTTCGCACACAACGTCTGACAGCCTTGCTACAAACTGTATCCAATCCAATGTTAGCACCGTTCGTCAAGATTCCAAACCTGATGCGCGAACTTGCTATCTCGCAGGACATCGACCCTGACCTGCTCGTAAATGACGTAAACGAAGCACAACTCTATGCAGAAATGTTGAAAGGGATGATGGCTGATGCACAAGCAAGAGCAACTCAAGAAGCTGGGGCCGCTGATGGACAACCCGGCGGCATGGGCGGGGCTGGAGGAGTACCTTCTAGACCTGAAGGAAGTGACCCATCGGGGTCTGGTAACGGCACAATCGGAGTCGGAAATGCGCCAACTGCAGGGGAGAGCGGCTTTACTGGAAACGCTCCTCAACTTGAAGAATAATCACAACGCACTTATAAAGGGAACAAAAGATGGCGAACGAGGACCGGATTACGGAATCTGATTCTGAACTTTCAAGAGAAGGTTACAGTAAAGGTTTTGTAGACTATTACAGGCAGTTCCTCGGTCTTCCTACCTTGGAAGAGCAGACAGGTATTGAGACTACCGACCCAGAAAAGATTACAGAACTTCGTCAACCTAGCGCAGGTCCTAGCAGCGGTGCAGGTGGTGAACGTGATGATTCTATGGATATTGGTAGCTTTGGGTTCAAAGGACCCGAGGTAAATACCAATCTTAGCAGTTTCACATCTCCGCATGCAACGTATTCAGATGCCTTAAACGCTGCAGGTCTACAAGACCGTGTTCCTTTTGTAGAAAACATTGTAGACCCTATCATGAGCGGAAACTTTAGCGCGATTGAGTTTGGTAAACAAGCAGGTGTCGTAGTAGACCAGAATGTCGATGCAGCAAAAGGTTTCTTTGGCGTATCGAGTTTTGAAGATGTAAAAGAAAAGGTTGCAGAAAAAGCACCTACTGCTATGGCAGGTGTTATGACTGCTATGAACCCTTTGATGGGTATTGGTCTTGGTGGCGTTCTTACGGGCAAAGGCTTTGTAAACGCTTTTGGTCAGCCTAGCATGAGACCCGGCGGTATTCTAGGGGCAGTTACAGACGTAGTTGCAACCATGCAATACAATGACATGGCGGCTATTAATGCTGCTGTTGCTAGTGGCGCAACTCAAACGGGGTTTGCCGGGTTGTTTGGTAACTTGGGTATTACCCGTGCTCCCGGCTCGAGCACATACACAGGCAACATGCAGGGCATGACACATCAGCAAGTTAAGAATATTGAAGCTCTGTCAAAAGGTATTCTCCCGAGCACATACAATATGGTTGAAGAAACCGGAACAACCATGGACGAGGCTGGGTACACGGGTCTTTCTAGCGGTGGTTATTACAGTCAAAGTGGTACTTATATGGACCCATATGGTCGCACGTCTGCTATGGGTTTGATGAAAGACCTAGAGGCTTTGGCTGAAGACAACGGCATTAGTGTTTCTCAAGCAAGTAACGCCCTGTCTAAAAGCCGCAAAGAAGGTGGGAACCTAAAAGAAAACATTGCTATTGAAAAAGGTATCACTCAAGGTAGTAAAGACGTAGCGAGTGATTACGGCGACGAGTCGGTTGACACAGCCACGTACTCAGGCGACCCTCGTGAAGAGTCTAGCTTTAGCGGTGGATTTAGTTTTGGCGGTGGTGGTGGAGACGGTGGTCCGGGTTCATCTGGGGCTGCAGGTGGTTCTAGCCCCGGTGGTCCGGGTTCTGCGCCGGATGGCTACGGCGGCGGTTCTATGGGCGGCTTGGCTCAAGGTGGTCGCGTTGGCCTAGCAATGGGTGGTGCACCTCAGATGGCTTCTGGTTTTGTTGACCGCCCACCTAGTCAGGTATCTGATGGACAGTCTGTTGCAGACAATGTAGATACGAGTCTTCCGGAAGGTGCCTTTGTTATCAACGCTGCTGCAGTCGAGTTCGCAGGAGAGTCTGACATTAAGAAAATGTTGACAGACGCAAACAAAGAAGCAGTACGCCGTGGATTAACCCTTGACAAACAAGGAAATGATGCTAAACTAATAGATGTCGCAATCTCTCGTGGTGAGGTTGTCGTATCTCCGCACCTAGCCAAAATCATTGGCTATGACCGCCTCAACAAAATCAACAATCGTGGTAAGCCTGAAACGCAAGAGCGTATTGCAGAAAACGGTCAGCAAAGCCGGGGTGCTGCTGGGGGTGGCTTTATAGACCAAGAAGGTCCTGTGGAAGATGTAGGCGACTACGAGTCCATGCGTATGGACGTTCCCCCAGAAACCATGGATTTGTTCAAGGCTTTTGCCTCTAAGAAAAATCCTAAACGGGCTGACGTAGAACGTTTGATTGATAGCCTTGATGAGAAGGGTGCCATGGCTCTTACCATCCTTACAGAGACGATTGCATCAAAAGACCCGCTCGAAAGCATGCAAGCTGTAGGGCAGGTAATCTTAAACAGAGCATCTACAAACGACCCCGACTTCGACGACGTGAATGACATCAAGGCTGTCCTGAAGCAACGCAGTTCACGTGGTAGTGGCAGCAAGATGTTTCAGTTTGACGGCTTAGAACCCACGAGCGTTAAGAAACGTCTTCGTGAAGTTGTATCAGGACGTGCGCCAGACGCTTTAGACAAAGTGTTCGCGGCAGCAGAAAATGTTCTGAGTGGGCAAGACCCAGATGCAGAATATATCCCCTCTATTCCAGACACTGTTTTGTACTATACAAAACCGGGAGCAGCAGGGGCAGGGTTCTTTACAGACAACCCTCTGCTAGAAGAGTTTAATACGATTGGTGGACATAACTTCTACACTAAATATCGTACCCCAGAATTCCCATAGGAATTTGTCAGCTACCCGCGAGTTCGCGGCCCTGACGTAACCGGAGCGGCTACCCACAGCCAAGTGGCCCCGCATGTGAGGTAAATAAAATGGCAAAACCAAAGGGCCATCGTGCCAACAAACCAAACGATTCGTTTGGAACAATCAATAGCGAAAGTTTGTATCGTGGTAAGTATCGTGATGAAGTCTACGAAGACGAAGACGAGAACACCGAAGAAGCTGTAGAAGCAGCGGACCCCTCTCAGGAAGAGGCTACTCCCGAAGAAACCAGCTTCGTCCAAGAAAAGTCTAAGGACGATGGGCATGATTACAAGAAACGCTATGATGACCTGAAACGACACTACGACAGTAAAGTCAACGAGTTCAAACAAGAAATTGATGACCTTAAATCTGCTGTAAAAAGCAGGGCTGTTGAAATGCCAAACGGCGTACGTGCACCGCAAACACAAGAAGAACTCGAAGAGTTTAAACAGCGGTATCCGGACGTTTACGAAATGGTACAGAGTGTTTCTTCAGTTCAAACCGAAGCAACGGTTGCGGAGCTTCGTCAAGAACTAGACCAGATTAAGGGTCGTGAGAAGGAACTGGAAAAGCAGAAAGCGTACGAAGAACTGCTACGACTCCAGCCTGACTTTAACGACATTAAGTCTGACCAAAAGTTTCTTGATTGGCTAGAAGAACAACCTGCTTCAATCTCCGACGGCATTTATAAAAACAATACAGATGCACGTTGGGCGGCACGAGTAGTTGACCTTTATAAGGCTGATACTGGCTCAACCAAGAAACAATCCAAAAAGGCATCCGCAGCAGAGGCTGTCACGAAAACACCTACGAGGGACGTGAAGACCAATGCTACCGATGGTAAGAAAATTTGGAAGGTTTCTGAAATCGGCAAGCTGAAGCCGTGGCAATTTGAAAAGTTTGAAAGCGAACTTGATGAAGCCCGGGCAGAAGGCCGAATCGACTATAACAACTAACCTAACCTCTAAGGAAGGATAAACCAATGGCTTTTGATAGCGCATCAGGTTACAACAACCTGCCTTCCGGTAACTTTACACCGGAAATCTTTAGTCAAAAGGTTCTCAAATTCTTCCGTCGCGCTTCGGTTGCGGAAGACATCACCAACACCGACTACGCTGGCGAAATTGAGAACTTTGGCGACACGGTTCGCATCATCAAAGAACCGACAATCACTGTGTCAAGCTACTCCCGTGGCTCCGTAGTGAACCCACAAGACCTTGCCGACGACCAGACTACTATGGTTGTTGACCAAGCAAACGCATTTGCGTTTAAGATTGACGACATTGAAGAGCGTCAGTCTCACGTCAACTTCGAGGCTCTAGCCACTTCTTCGGGTGCATACTCGCTGAAGCGTAAGTACGACGCTAACGTCCTCGATGCAATGGCAACCAACGCTGGCTTGACTGGCGAATCTGGTGCCGAGACTGATACTATTTCCGGTATCGGTACCCTCGGTTCTGCCCTCGACATCGGCGGCGCAACCACTCCGGGTGACACTGCCATCAACACCATGCTGGCAATGGCTGAAGCCCTCGACAACCAGTCGGTTCCGGAAGAGAATCGTTGGTTCGTTGCTCCCCCAGCTTTCTACAAGCACCTGTTCTCTGCTGGTGCGAAGTTTGCAGAAGTACAGGTAACTGGCGATGCAACTTCCCCGCTGCGTAACGGTCTCGTATCGCTGGGCAACATTGCTGGCTTCCAGTGCTACAAGTCAACTGCCCTCGTTTCAAACGGTGGTACTGACCAAGTAACACTGTCAGGCTTGGCAACAGACGGTTCTGAGAACGTCATTCTTGGCGGTCACATGTCCGCAACTGCAACTGCTTCGCACATCGCGAAGACCGAAGTTGTACGTTCAACTGAAACCTTCAGCGACATCGTTCGTGGTCTGCATGTTTTCGGTCGGAAAGTTCTCCGCCCTGAAGCCATCGTTCGCGGCGTTGTTAGCCTCGACTAGTAGGGAGATTAACTAATGGCTACTTACGCAGTTACCGATAACGGTGTAGCGGTTGCATCTGGTGCAAAGCCCTACCTGCAAGAGGTTGTGCTGGACTTCTCCACCACTAACCTCGGTATCAACGAAGACATCGACGCTCTTCAGATTCCAGCGAACACGCTGGTTCTGTGTGTCGGTATCGAACTTGTAACCGCAAGTTCCAACGCTGGTACTATCGACGTTGGCGACGGCACTGCTGCTGATACGTGGGTCACTGACCTCGATGCAGACGGCGCAGTTGGTATTCAGGAAACTGGTTCTGCTGCTAAGTTCTACTTGGCTGCTGACACCATCGACGTGAAGGCCATCGCTGCAATCATGGACGGTAAGGTCCGTGTGTTCGCCGTAATGGTTCCGATGAACGCTGCTGGCTCTGCTGCAGCATTCGCCTAGATACTTTAGTTGAGGGGGCCTCGTGCCCCCTTGACGACCTTTAAATTTTATGATATAAGCAGTTAATCCTGCCGGGGGTATACCCACTATGCCACGCAAAAAGGAAACACCAATTAAACGTACCACGTCTGGTAAGGGGGCAAACTACCGCCCAACCAAGTCTGGTGCGGGTATGACGGCAAAAGGGGTAAAAGAATATAGAAAGAAAAACCCCGGCTCTAAACTGAAGACGGCAGTTACTGGCAAGGTAAAGCCCGGTAGTAAAGATGCAAAGAGACGCAAGTCTTTCTGTGCTCGTTCTGCAGGTC